TTGCCGAGCTGAATCAAATCTTGGGTCTGTTAATTCCAATTCCACCTCCTAATTTTCCTGGCAACGTGCCACTGACCGTGACCAACACAGCCAGTTACCGCATGGCCAATGGAGTGACTCAGTCTGATAACACACAGACTGGCAGCAAAGTGGTCTCGGCCGGAACAGCGGTCAATGCTGTGGTTCGCAACAACAGCTATACCACATCACAGATACTCACAGTGGGCCCTGGCAATGCTGGAGTACTCACAGCATATCTCAACAGTGTTGATGTGGGAAATGTTACATTCTTTGCCAATGCCAACCCCACAGCCAATGGCACACACGGAAGTCTAGTTGTGTTTAACAACGAAGATTATCATGCGGCCAATGCCAATATCATTGCCGGATTTTACGATGTATTCAGTACCTATGCCACAGGTACAGTGACACAAGGTTGGAACGAAATATATCTAGCAGATACCATAACAGCTAATACTGTGACACCGGTCTGGTACTACGACAACAGCAGTCCGGGTACACCGCAATTTAGCACCACAGCCATAGCTCCTCAGGCCGCTCCCAGTTACATTTACAGCAGTACCATTCCACACTATATTGGTGGAACCACGTTCAGTCTAACCGGAAATGTAAATCGTCTCAGTGGCAACATGTACCCTACTGTTGATACCTTTATCACCGGTTCGGGTGCTGGCGCATTCGGAACACCAGTTTCTTTGACCTATGCGTCGGCCAACATACCCACACCGGTACAACAAAATCTCTATGCCAACTCAGGTAATCTGAGATTTTCGACCACAACGTCCATCATCAATGGTTTTGGATCTGCCAATGCAGGTCCTAGCCTTACTGTCAACAACAGCTATGCCACAAGTTCGGCCGTATTTGCTCCTGGAAAAATAGTGTTGTACAAAACCGGAAACAGCACTCCAGTTGATGAAGGAAACATTGTGGTCGGCAATTCAGTAGGTAGCGGCGCCACCAATGCGTTCCGCATTGTTAATCCTGGCACTGGAAACACACCGGTGTTCACCGGCACAGAAGCGGCATTCAACAGCATAACCGGTCCGCTATATACTTACGATGCTGTGGTAGTTGGATCTGGATCTCAAGGCATCTTGACCTTTAGTCAAACCAATTTCAACACCGGTTATCTACCAGCTGGCCCAAACTTGTCTACCCAAGGATCTAGTCAATGGTTCACTTTTAAATTTGTACGCACATCGGTCAGCAAATTCAACATCAACATCACCGGCACCATTGGTGGCATGTGGGTGGCCTTGCCTGGTAGTGCATTAGATACTGCCACCGGTGGTAAAGGACCCACATCAGGACTTAACGGATGGCTCAACATGCACTTGCCTTACGGTGGTGCTGGCATTCCTGGAAGCAACGTGGCCAACGGTGGCAACGGCAGCGATGGATGCAGTCTAGGCGGTGCAGTACCTATCAACACGGCCATCAACGGCAGTTATACCTGTACGTTTGGTACCTTAAACAGCAGCACTACCGCAACCAACGAAATTTATGTACGCATCTATCTTACCTCAGGGCAGAGCGTGACCGCACTATCAATATCACAGGCGACCAACTAAATGACCATTCCATTAGATCAAGAAGTTGACCTTCTATACAAAAAATTAGCTGGGGTAGCCAAGACTGACACAGCCAACAACAAGAGTGTCAGCAACGAAAGCATACTGAGCCCGATGCTGAATCGCGGCGACACAGAATGGACACAGGCTGCTAATATTCCGGCCACTGCATCGGCTGTGGGCAACTTGATCACGGCCTATGTGGGCAATGCAGCCATACAGTGTACAGCAGACGTAACCTGTGTGCCTATTGGCAACGTGTATCCGACCTGGCTCACAGGATTGACCAACTGGATCCCACCCGAATTTGGTGGCACCTATGCGGTGCAGGCCTATGTGGGACCTCCGGGCTATGCGGCTAACATCACCACTACAGGTACCCTAATCACCTCAGCCGGATCGGCCAATGTGGGTGCTTACTATTTTGATTACCAAGCCGGCCTCTTAAACTTTATCGGCGAAACTATTCCTCCAGTAATGACGGCCAACAGCGTGATCTACATTACTGGTTATAGATATACTGGCTTGGTGGGCGTGACCAATTTGCCCAGCGGAACCAATGTGGGCAATATCACCATAAGCAACAGCACAATCACTACCAATCAAGCCAACAGCAATATCACTTTAGCGGCCAATGGTACTGGCAACATCAACATAACCAACAGTTTAAGCGCAGTTGGTAACATTTCAGGCAACTATTTCATTGGTAACGGCAGTCAACTGACTGGTGTATTTGTAGGAACCACAACAAATATCAGCAATGGTACGTCCAATGTCAACATTGCCACAGCCAACGGCAACGTCACAGTGGGCGTCAGCGGTGTGGGCAACATAGCCACATTCAGTCCCATGGGCATGAGTGTGTACGGCAACATCATGGGACCAGTGCCAGCATCGGCCCTGACCTTGTATGTGGCCACCAACGGTAGCGACAGCAATACTGGTAGCATCAATGATCCATTCCGTACCATCAAAGCGGCCATGGCCGCCGCAGCCACACAGTCTTACAGCGGAACCTACCCAATATCAGTACACATAGCACCCGGAACCTATGTGGAAAACAATCCAGTAACCATTCCACCCAATGTAGCCATGATGGGCGACAATCTACGTAGCGTACACATACAGCCACAGACACCATCTGCTAACATGTTCTACATGACCGAAGGCACCTATGTGTGGGGAGTCACCTTAGAAGGTTATACCGGTGCTGGTTTTGCCTATGATCCTGCCACACCCACACAAGATGTATTTGTCAGCCCCTACATACAAAATATCACGTCCTATACCACTACAGGCACAGCGGTGTTGATCGACGGCAATCTGGTCAGCGAATACAGTACCAAAGCCATGATCGTAGGCTTCTACACCATCATCAACGAAGGTGGCAAAGGCATACACATTAAGAACTCGGGTTACAGTCAGTTAGTCAACATATACACCATCGCATGCGATATTGGAATACAGGTAGAATCGGGTGGATTCTGTACACTCAACGGAAGCGACTGTTCTATCGGCAACTACGGTCTAGTGGCAGATGGCGTAGGACCGTTACAAACCAGTGCAGTAACCACAGGCTACAGTGTCAACGGGGTGTTTAATCTCATCAACGAAACCAACGGACAACCGCATGTAAACACAGTGATGCAGATAGCTGGAGATCCTGAATACTACACCATTGATACCATTGTGCCTACCGGACCTACTACTAGCACAGTAGCGATACAGCAAACCTACACGGGTAATTTGGCTCCGGGAACTACAGTGAGTTTCTATACTAGGAGTTCGATCATTGCGTCGGCTCACACATTTGAGTATGTAGGTGCAGGAACCAATCCTGCAACAGCCTTACCACAGTATGGTGGCATTCCAATTGAAGCCAACGAAGTGATAGCGACCAACGGCGGTGTGGTAACATTTACAAGTACTGATCAAAAAGGTAATTTTAAAGTGGGGTTAGGATTTGTAATCAATCAGGCCACAGGAACCATCACAGGTGATGACTTTTACAAGAGTCTGTACGCTCAAATGACACCATACATCTTGGCTCTAAGTCCAGGACCATAAGTAATAGACAAGGAAAATCAACATGGCAGGCGCACTAAACGTATTCAAAAATATCACAGCAAATGTGACCACTACACCTACTACGGTTTATACCACACCGCTGGGCTACAGCACTGTGGTCTTGCTGAGTCAGATCAGCAACACCGGAAACGGAACCATACAAATTTCAGCTGGCACTGCCAACTCGGGTGTTTACACATCATTGCTGACCAATGCCAGCCTGCCTGCAGCCGATGCTATCACCGTGATTGGTGGACGTTTGATCTTGCCATACGGATCCAGTTTTTTGGTCAGTAGCAGTGCCAATGGCGTATCACAGTTGACTTTGAGCCTGTTAGAAACTCTAGTATAATAAATGACTCTTAATTCACACAATTTATTAAGCAGCCGAGTTCCGGTAACCGACTACGGCAATCTTACCGCAGATCGTTATCAGTTTCTGGGCCTAAATCAAGCTGAACCCAATCTAGGGCCAGGCGCCGACAATACTGTGCTGACCATTACTACCAGCAATACTAGAGTCTGGGCCAACTCAATTTCGCTCACAGGAAACATTGGCGGAAATTTTGTCCTGGGCAACGGCTACTTTTTGACCGGCATCCAAACCACTGGTAGCCTGGTGACCAATCAAACACTGACCGGCGACGGCAATACCACAGCTTTTGCTCTTACCACAGCCAATGCTTCATCAAATTCCATATTGGTCACTACCAACGGTCTGGCACAGACACCCGACGTGGACTATGTTGTTACCGGCAATACCGTAACTTTTAGCACAGCACCCGCACAGGGTGACTTGATGCAGGTAAGATATCTGGCCAACAACCTGACCACAGTGACCACTACCTACAACAACAGCAACGTGGCCGCTTACTTGCCAACCTTTGGTGGCAATCTCACAGCAGGCAATGTTTCTGTATCGGGCGATATCGCCGGCGGTGGAATCACCCAAAGCCGTGTCTACAACGTTGCTCAGTTGCCCACAGCCGGTACAGCAGGAGCAGGCGCCAGGGCTTTTGTGAGCAATGCCAACACTACCACTTTTTACAGCGTGGTTGGATCTGGTGGCAGCAACACTGTACCGGTTTTTTCCGACGGTGTTGACTGGCGTGTGGGATAATGTACCTAGTTAATTCTGGAACAAGATCATGACAGTCATAGTGGGTGCCGGTGTAAAGTTGGGCTATGGAACCTTGATAGGCCCTACCTACACCATCACATTCAGCAACATCACCACCGAAGATGGTGTCACTTGGATCACTACCGAGACCGATAACGCCTTGATCACTCAAAATTAATCAGTCATAATCACTCGGCATTCCGCCAAAATAACTCATTGTGGTAAATAACAAGTATATCGCAAAATGCGGTCAAACGGCCTGTGTAGGCCATGTTGTTTAGAAAAAAGAGCCCACTGGAGACTATAAAATGGCCGTCACAAGAATCAAGAATAACCAAATTACCGATGCCATCACCGGTAATACCATAGTTGGTATCAATGCCAACACCAAGGTACAACCTTACAGTATCACTTCAAATCTACTGGCCAACAATTTCACTTACGGCTCAGATTTTACCATTTCAGGCAACTTGAGTGTAACAGGTACAACCACAGCGGTTGACACAACCTATACCAACATACAAGATCCACTCATCGTCCTGGCCGACGGACAAACTTCGGGCGCTCCAGCAGTAGACATTGGTTATATTGGCCTGCGCGGCAACCAAAGCAACATAGCTTTCGTCTGGAGAGAGGCCAATGCAGAATTCAGCACAGTCTACACTTCAACCGGCGAAGATGCCAGCAATACCACGGTAGCCATCAGCAGTTTTGCTGACTTTAAATCCAACAATGTCAGCACTATATCTGACGTTTCAGCCGGTGGCAATATCTATGCCAACGTGGCCAATGTAAATACCTTGTTGGCCGGCAATGTCAGCGTCAGTGGCAATATCACATTCAGCGCCTACGGCAATATCAGTACAACTGGCAACGTAGATGCTGGCAATGTTAATGTGGCATCCGACCTCAGCGTGGGCGGCAACATCTTGGCCAACAACATCAGTGCTGGCGGCAATGTTGTTTTGGCCAACGTAAGCATTTCTGGCAATGTAACCATCAGCGGCACCGGCAACATCAGTACCGGCGGCAATATCAATGCCAACAATGTCAGTCTCGGCGGCAACATTGATGTCAGCGGTTACGGTAATATTCTTGGCAATGTAAGTCTGGGCAGTGAGCTCAGTGTACAAGGCAACATCACAGCCACTGGCAACATTGGTTCTGGTTCTTACTTGTTTGGTGATGGCTACTATATCAGCAATATCAATGCCGGCAACGTAAACACAACCAAAATCGTATTTGGTGGCAGTTATGCCAACGTGATCGGCTCCAATGCCAACGTGGTCATCGCAGTTGGCCCAACATCAAATGTAGTGGCTACATTCTACGATCAAGGTGTAAATTTTGACATTGACGTATCAGCCAGCGGCAATATATTGGCCGGTAGCAATGTGTCAGCTGGTGGCAATGTCACTGGCGGCAATTTGAACACCACAGGATCGGGTGGCAACATTGTTGGTTCGGGTTGGGTGTTGGCTGGTCACATATCGGCAACCAGTGAAGTTTTAGCTGGTACTGATGTGTCAGCTGGCGGCAATATATATTCTCAATTCAATGTGTCAGCAGGTGGCAATGTCAATGGCAACAATATCAATTCTGGTACTGATGTGTCAGCGCAAGGCAATTTGTACGCCGGCAATGTCAATGTCACAGGCGGCGGCAATGTTTCCACCACAGGACGAGTTTGGGCCTTGGGTGTCAGTGTTACAGGCAACATTCGCGTAGACAACTCTCTGTTTGCTGGCAACGTCAGCACAAACGGCACAGTATACGGCTATAGTATGGTTGGAACAGAAATCACTGCCCAGGGCAACGTGGTTGCCGGCAATGTGTATGCTGGAATTGACATGTCGGCTGGTGGCAACATCACAGCCTTGACCGGTACTCTTCAGGTCGGCTATGCAAACATTACCAACGATCTAAACACAGACAATGCCTATGCTATGGGCAATATTTCGGCTGGCGGCAATATTTCAGCTGTTGGCAATCTATATGGCAGCAATGTGGTCACCAACTTCCTCGACAGTGCAAACAGTACGTTGCAAATCAGCGCCGCAGGTACCAATGCTGGCATCAGCCTGTTTACCAATGGTGGTAACATTGGTGTCAGTAGCAACTATATCAACGGTGTGCTGAGTCCAATGCAAGCACAAGACGCAGCCAATAAAGAATATGTTGACTCAGTGGCCACAGGACTACAGGTCAAATCAGCGGTAGTGGTAGCCACAGTGGCTCCTTTACCAGCCTACACCTACAATCAGCCCAATGGTGCTGGCAACGGAGTTGGTGCAACACTTACAGCAAGCAGCGCAGGCAACCTGTTCATCGACGGGGTACAAATCAGCACTCTGAATGAACGAGTGTTGATCCAGAGTGAAACTGCCGGTAATGCTGCCTACAACGGTATCTACACAGTTACCACTGTTCCTGATGCCACAACAGCCTATGTATTAACACGCTCTACCGACTTTGACATGGACCCACAAGCCTACGGTGCTTACATGTTGGTCCAACAGGGCAACACCTTGGCTGGAACTGGTCAAGTTTGTACCAACAATGCAGCCAGCTCGCCAATCACATTCGGTGTGACAGCAATCACGTTTAGCGAATTTTCAGCTCCAACCCAGTATCAACAGGGCAATGGTATCCAAATCAGTGGTCTTACCATCAGCACCAGAATCAATACCGGCAACTTGGAGTACGACGGCAATGGCAACCTACAGGTTTCCAGCTCAGCACAGTTTTATACACCCAACATTGGAACAGCAACAGGCACAAGTTTAAGTACAACTGGCGATGTCAACAGCAACAACGTTGGCACCACCAACAACGTGTCAGCAGGTGGCAATGTTTATGGTAGCTATGTAAATTCTACCAACGATGTGTCAGCAGGTGGCAATGTTTATGGCACCAATGTCTCGGCCACAACCAATGTGTTGGCTGGGTCAGACGTGTCAGCAGGTGGTAATGTTTTGGTCACAACCAATGTGTCAGCGGGTGGCAACATTATCGGCAATTATGTAAATGCTACCAACAATGTGTCAGCAGGTGGCAACGTGATTGGCGGCAACTTGTTTACCACCGGCTCAAATGGCAACATTTCAGGCGCAGGTTGGGTCATAGCCGGCAACGTCACTACCTATGGTAACATTTTAGCCGGCACAGACATCAGTGCCTATGGCAATATCTTTAATCAAGGTAATATCAGCACTGCCGGCAACATCACGGCCACAGGCAACATTGGTACAGCACAATACCTGTTTGGTGACGGAGCCTATATCAGCAACATCAATGCAGCCAACGTTTCGTCAACCAAGATCAGCAACGGCGGTAGCTATGCCAATGTGACTGCGCCTAGCGGCAACGTTGTTATCGCAGTTGGTGCAGGAAGCAATATAGTAGCCACATTCTACGATACTGGTGTAAACCTCAACGGTGATGCATCAGTGGGTGGCAACGTCTTGACTGGTGCAGGCATTTCAGCTTATGGCGATATCACCGCGGGTGGTAATGTGGTTGGTGGCAATGTAAATTCCAACAGCAACGTGAGTGCCGGCGGTAATGTTTGGGCCACTGTTGATGTGTCAGCTGGCGGTAATGTAAATGGCAACAATGTTAATTCCACCAATGATATGTCTGCAGGTGGCAACATATACGCAGCCAACTTTGCTACCACAGGGTCCGGTGGTAACATAACTGGTGCCAATGTGGTCAGTGCTGTGACATTCACAGCCACAGGCAATATCTACGCAAATGCATTGGTCAACACCAATTTGTACAGTGCCAATCTGACATCACCTTTGGGTACCAATGGTTACGCCATACAGGGCGGAGCCACCAACTACAGTCAGTTGTATGTGGGTGGCACAGCCGGAGCTGAAGGTGTAAACATTTACAGCCTTGGTGGCGAACCAGTCACAATCAACACAGGTGCTGCGGGTGCCAATACCTACAACTGGTCATTCAGCTCCAGCGATGGTAGCTTGACCGCTCCAGGCAACATCCAAGCCAGCTCAACATTCCTGGTTGACACCACTGACAACACAGTGTTGATGGGCAATGTGACCAATCTAGTAACTGATTCAGTACTTACACTGAACTCTACAAACTCTTTTGTAGTGCCAGTTGGCAACACAGCACAACGTCCACCCACACCTTACACAGGTATGATGCGGTTTAATACCACAACAAACCAGATGGAAGTGTACAACAACAGCGAATGGGCATCGGTGGGTTCCAGCATCTACACTGTGATCACAGATGAGCAGTTCAATGGTGACGGCGCAACAGTAACATTTACTCTGAGCTCCAGTCAAACAACATCCAGCTGTATTGTGTCAATCAACGGTGTGGTACAGATTCCAACCCTGGCCTATGCTGTATCAGGTACTACCCTGACCTTTACAGAAGCTCCTGCTATTGGTGACGTGATTGATGTGCGTGAGTTGACCACAACGACCACAGTGACCTACATCAGCAACACTTCGGGCAATGCCACAGTCAGTGCCAACTATCAGAAGGCAGAAGTTGAAGTCACAGGTAACTTGGTAGCACAACTGAATGCCGCAGCGCCCACGTTGACAGCCAACAGCACGCTCAGCTTCCAGTTGGTCAACGATACTACCCTGGCATTTATCGTGCGTGGTACTGACGGTACAACAAGAACTGCCACAGTGACATTGTCATAACAGCAGGCAACTGCAGGAAAAATAGAACTCCTAGGAGTTCTATTTTTTTGGCTAAATACTAGCATAACCGGATAAATTATGGCACTTACTAGACCCCGCGCCGAACAGATATACAATCTAGACTATAAACAGGCCACTAGAGTAGTTACTATCACCAACGTCACCTTGTCAGGCGGCGCACCCAACAACGTGGACGGAGTCAATCTTACCATTGGTGATCGTGTTTTAGTTACGGGACAAGTCACTGCCAGCCAGAACGGCATTTACGATGTTTATACGCTGGGCACCGGATCAAACGGTACCTGGGTGCGCACAAGTGACGCTAATGCCACCGGAGAAATAGAAGCCGGCATGATCATAATGGTCACTGAAGGCCAGATCTACGCCGACACACAGTGGAAGTTGATCACCGACAATCCAATCGTGATTGGCACTACCGGTCTGGTATTCACACAAAACTACCTGGCCAACTCAATCAGTGCTGGATCATCCAATGTGGTAGTGGCCGGCAACGCCAATGTCACTGTCAGTTCATCAGGTGTGGCCAACGTGCTTACTGTATCGCCCACTGGTGTATATGTTTCTGGCATCACATCAACGTCTGGTAATATCTATGCTGGCAACATCAGTGTGTCGGGCAACATCACTGGCAACATAAGTTTTGATCAAGGTGTCAGTGCTGTAGGCAACATCATAGGTGGCAATCTCATCACCGGTGGCTATGTCACTGCTGTAGGCAATATCTACGGCAACTACATCTACGGTAATGGTAGCACCTTGACCGGTGTCAGCAACTATGCCAATGCCAATGTGACGGCCTATGCCGAATCGGGCTGGGCTGGCAATATAATTCCAGCTGGCAACGCAGTTTATAGTCTAGGCAATGCTACCAATACCTGGTATGAACTTTGGTTATCGGGCAATTCTCTACAGATAGGTGGTGGAAATCTCAGTGTCAATGGTGGCAATCTACTGTTCAACGGCAATGTGATAACCACACAGCAAGGCACCAGTGGCAATATTTCAGCCAACAACATCAGCCTGGCCGGCAATGCAGTGGCCAGTTATTTTGTTGGCGATGGCAGTTATCTCAGCAACATCAATGCTGGCAATATCACCGGTGCCTACGGCAACGCCAATGTGTATCAGTTCTTGCAGAGTGGCAATAGCGTTTCAATCAGCACCACTGGCAATATTTCAACTGCTGGAAACATACTTGCCAGCAGGATAAGTGTCAGCGGAAATATCTATGGCAACAATCTTATAGCCAACAACTCTGTGAATTGGAGTAACAACGGAGCGACAGCAGTATATCAATTATACAATGCCAGTTCTGGAAGTTTAGATACGATATTTGTATAGGTATTATGACTACACTGGCCACTAGACTCACACCCGACGGCATACTCTACACCAACGGTTACTATGACGAAATCACCAAGACCTGGGTCAGCGTTACACCCACCGCTGTGTATGCAGGACAGTTTGATGAAGTTTTCTTGGCCGCAGGATCCATCAGCTTTAGCGGCACCGGCAACTATCTTTTTGGACTCAGTGGTATATTCAATATCAGTGCACCGGGCACAGCCTGGACCTTTGAAACCTGGATTTATCCTGAAACAGCCGGTGCTGTATTCAGCATAGGCGATGGCACCGAATATGGACAGAGTTTTGCGCTAGACTGGGGATTAGGTACAGCCAATCAGTTTAGATTACGTCAAGGCAACGGTACTTCTTATCCTGTAAGTATAACCACCACAGGCACTTATGTAGCCAATGCCTGGTACCACGTGGCTGTGTCATGCAATATTTCTGGTGTTAGACAAGTGTATGTCAATGGTGTGCTGGATGGAACTGCGACCTACTCATCTGCGGTCAGTACAGCAACTCAATGGACTGTTAACGGATTTTACGACAACAACGGCCCTGGCAATGCAGGTGGAAGCAGTTTCATGAGTAACCTACGAGTAATTGTGGGATCGACCTTTTACACACAGAATTTTACTCCACCCTATGCACCTTTGGTTTCTGTGACCAACACACAGCTCCTGTTGTGTATGCCCAACAACGGCGGACTTTTTACTGACACCAGCCCCAATGGATTCCGAGCACAAAGCCAAGGAAACCTGGGCGCAAGCAGTTCTAAACCGTTCACGCTAAATACAGTGCAAAGACAAATCAACTCAGGAACTTTACAGGTTTCTGGGTATTTTGATGAAGAAACAGGCATTAGCTAAGGACAATAAAAAATGGCAAAGCTGCTATCAGGAACATCGGTATACGGTAACATAAACATACAGACTTATGTCAGTGCGGCAGGTAATGTCCTAGCAGGCAACGTCAGTACCGCTGGTAATGTTACCGCAGGCAATGTGCTGTTTGATACTGGAATAGTTTCAGGTACTGGCAACATTTATGCTGGAAATCTTAGTGTAAGCGGACTAGTAACTGTAGCCAGCACAACTGGCAACTCAATTTCAACCGCAGGCAATATTGCAGCTGGTTACCTGTTTGGTAACGGAGCTCTATTGACCGGTATTGATGTTGGACCACAGCCAAACATCGTCAACGGACAGTCCAATGTAACTATTAGTACTGCTAATGCTAACGTAACTATAGGTGTTAGTACAGTAGGCAATATTCTTGTAGCAACACCCACTGGTATCAGCGTAACCGGTACAGTGACGGTCACTGGTAATATTGTTGCTGGTAACGTCAACTCAAACATATTTGGTACTACTGTAAGCGCATCAGGTAGTGTGTATGGAGCCACAGCCAACATTACTGGTAATATCACAGCAGGTAATGTCAACAGTAACCTGTATGGGGTAACAGTCAGTGCTTCAGGTAGTGTATATGGAGACACAGCCAACATCACTGGCAATATCACCGGCGGTAATGTCAAAACAAACGGCATTTATACCATCAATACAGGCGACACACTCACTATCAATGCCGCCACAATCAGTTTAAATCCCACTGCCAACGTAAGTTTAAACAGCCGTTACATCAACAGTTTGGCCGATCCGGTTGCTGCACAAGACGCTGCCACTAAAAACTATGTTGACACAGTGGCACAGGGTCTTGATCCTAAGGCTTCTGTAGTTTATGCGACCACTGGAAATCTTTTCGCTGGTGGCGGCTATACCTATGACAATGGTACTTCTGGCGTTGGTGCCACCTTGACAGCATCCACCAACAGAGCCTTATCAATTGATGGCCAAACTCCATCAGTTGGTCAACGTATTCTGGTTAAAAATGAAGTTGGCACATACGTCAACAACACCACACAGTCGGCTGCCTTCAACGGCATCTACACAGTGACCACAGTTGGTAGTGGCACAGCAGCCTGGGTCATAACTCGTGCCACTGACATGGACCAATGGACCGAAGTTCCAAACGCATTCACCTTTGTTGAAGACGGACCAACCAATGCCGATACGGGCTGGGTATGTACTTCCAACGAAGGTGGTACCATGGGTACCACATCGATCACCTGGACCCAGTTCTCTGGTGCAGGTACCTACACAGCAGGCAATGGATTAAGCCTAGTTGGAACACAGTTTAACGTCAACTATGACGGAGCCACAATCAGTCTCAACGGTACCAATCAGCTGTACATTCCAGCCGGTGCCACCTTAACAACACCAAACATTGGTGCAGCCACGGGTACAAGCCTAAGTGTAACCGGCGCGGTTACTGCGGCAACGATCACTGCCAGCGGTAATATTTCAGCAGGCAACGTCAACAGTAACCTGTATGGCGTCACAGTCAGTGCCAGTGGTACCGTGTATGGCACAAGCCACATTGGTACCTTAATCAGTGCCAGTGGCAATCTGTACGGAAATAGTTTACTGGGCAATGTGATCAGTATCACTGGCAATATCACAACAGGCAACGTTGCCACAGGCAATATCAGTGCTTCTGGAAATATTTTAGTAGTCAGTGCTGCTGGTAATGTTATCAGCACAGCCGGTAACGTGGCTGGTGGCTACTTCTTTGGTAACGGTAGCGGACTTACAGGTGTCACAGCTACCAGTGCTGGTTTCCCGGTAACTGCTGGCTCTTCCAACATAACTGCCTCACTCAACAGCAATATTGCAGTCACAGTCAGTGCTGTGGCCAACGTGGCAGTGTTTACACCCACAGGTGTCAGCGTTGCAGGTACCGTTGCTGCATCAGGCAACATCACCGGCGGTAATATTGCCACTGGTGGACAAATCAGTGCAGGTGGAGTAGTAACAGTAGCAAGTGTTACCGGTAACAGTATTTCAACTGCCGGCAACGTGGCCGCTGGTTACTTCTACGGTAATGGTGCCTTATTGACCGGTGTTATAACATCAGTATCCAACATCAACAATGGCACTTCAAATGTAACAATCAGTGCTGCTGGTGCCAACGTAACTGTAGCAGTAAGTGGTGTTGGCAACGTGGCGGTATTTACTCCAACTGGTCAAAACGTAACAGGCAATATAAGTGCCACGGGTAATATTACAGCTAACGCCTACTTGAACCTGGCCAACGGCGTTGGTGCCGCAGGCACAGGAGCTCATATGACCTACAATACCAGCTTACAGAGTATTGACTTTACGTTCAATTGATAAGGAAACAGACACATGCCTTTAGCAGCCAGACTTTTCAATACTGGAAATCTGTTGATAAACAACTCGAACCAATTAGATGAAGTCACCTACAGTAGCTCAAAAATCGCCAATACTGCTGTTTACAGCGGCCTGTTTGACGAAGTCACTAATAACGGTGGAGCAATTCCCATGCGGATTTGCGCCAATGGTACCATGCAGGTCTCAGGGATATTCGACGAATATACAGGCATATCTTGATCCCATAAATACAACATTGGGAAAATAGAATATGGCCAAACTACTAAGCAATACCACAGTCTACGGTAATGCTACAATCAATGCTAACGTAACAGTATTAGGAAACGTGATCGGCGGAAACGTGGTCACTACCGGTATTGTGAGCGCGGCCAGCCATATTGGTTCAGTAGTTTCTACCACCGGCAATATCAACGGTGGTAATCTTTTGACACTAGGCACTGTCAGTGCCGGTGGTATAGTAACAGTAGCCAGTGTAGCTGGCAACTCAATTTCAACAGCTGGCAACATTGCCGGCGGTTATATCTATGGCAATGGTGCCTTGCTTACCGGCATTGTGACATCAGGCAGCGCCAACATCAGCAACGGTACATCCAATGTCAACATAGGAACCTCCGGTGGCAACGTCACGGTTGGAGTCAGTGGCGTAGGCAACGTGGCAGTATTTACACCAACTGGTATCAGCGTTACCGGTACAGTCACAGGTGGCAACGTCTTGACCGGTGGCAATGTCAGTGTATTTGGAACCACCACTCTGACCGGTGCAGTCACCATGGGCAACAATCTGACTGTACAAGGCAACTTGAGTGTACAAGGCAGCGTAACATTCAGCAATGCCACAGTAATCACCACCAATGATCTAAACTTAGAACTGGCCAACAATCAGGCAGCCTACTCAGGCATCAACGGCGCTGGTTTATATCTGGGTAACAATGCTGGTATACAGCTGGTATCATGGCTGTACAACAACAGTGCCAATCAGTGGCAAAGCAATATTGGTATTGGACCCACTGCCAATTCCACAGTCAATCTGGGTACAACAAACTTGTATTGGTCCAATATCTATGTGGCCACAGTTTTTGGTACTACTATCACCGCCGCAGGCAACATCACCGGCGGCAACATCAACACCACCTTGCTGACGGCCACAGCGGTCAGTACCATTGGCAACATTACAGCAGGCTCTGGTAACTATTTTATTGGTAACGGTAGTCAGCTTACCGGAGTCACAGCGGTCAGTGCTGGATTTCCAGTCAGTGCTGGTACCAGCAGTTTAAATGCTTCACTCAATGGCAACATAACAGTTTCAGTAGGTGGCGCTTTCAACGTGGCTGTGTTCACTTCAGGCGGCGAGTTGGTCACTGGTTATGTCAGTGCCACAGGCAACGTGTATACCAACAGCCTGTTGGGCAATGTGGCCAGCATCTTGGGCAATATCTCCGCTGGCAACGTCAGTGCGTCTGGATATGTCTACGGTAACGGCAGCCAGCTCACAGGCGTCACAGTGGCATCCATTGCCAATGGAACCTCCAATGTTAGCATAGCTTCTTCTTCAGGCAACGTGACCGTAGCGGTCAGTGCTGCTGGTATTGTATCAACCTTTACACCTGCTGGACTCAGTGTAGTGGGCAACATCAATGTGACACAGACTGTAGTATCTGGCAACCTGTCAGCCACAGCCAACGTGGTAGCGGGCAATGTCACTACTACTGGAAACGTCGTAGCCGGCAACATACTGGGTAATATTTTTGGCAATGTCAGCACAGCCGGCAATGTCACAGCCGGCAACGTCTTGGCGACCACAGTCAGCACCGTGGGCAACATAACAGTAGGTACTGGCAACTATTTTATTGGCAATGGCAGTCTGTTGACTGGCGTGTCGGCTACTACTCTACAAAACGGTCTTTCAAATCTAGTTATTCCTAGTCCTAATGCCAACATCACTATGAATGTGAGCGGCGTGGCCAATATTGCGGTGTTCACGCCAAATGGTACTAGCGTCACTGGAAACCTCCTGGTTAACGGATCTGGTGGTGATATTTCTGGCGCCAACAACATTTACGGCAATGCTGCCAGCATGTTTGGCAACGTGCAGGCCAGTTACATAATTGCCGCTACAGCAGTTTATTCTTCAGCATCAATGAGTGCCACGGCCAATATCACGGCCGGCAACATGGTAGCCTTGGGCGGGTTCTATGGTGTAGTGGCCAGTGCCAGCGGCAATATCACAGCCGGCAATATCATTGACAATGGATTCTTGTCGGTCACTGGTAATGCTACCACTGGAAATTTAAACACTACTCTAGTCACGGCCACGCTAGTCAGCACCATTGGCAATATCACAGCCGGTTCGGGCAATTACTTTATTGGCAATGGCAGTCAGCTGACCGGCGTAGCAGCAGTTAGTGCAGGCTTTCCAGTCAGTGCTGGTACCAGCAGCCTAACAGCATCACTCAACGGCAATATTTCAGTAGCCATTGGCGGAACTCCTAATATAGCGGTATTTACAGCCGGCGGTGAACTGGTTACTGGTTACGTCAGTGCTTCGGGCAATGTTTATGCTAATAGTCTGTTGGGCAACGTGGTCAGTATACTAGGCAACGTGACTGCAGCCAATATCAATGCTAACCTATTTGCTACTGCCGCCAGCGTGTCAGGCAACATAACATCAGCCAATATCATAGCCAACCTATTTGCCACTACAGCTTCGGTATCTGGCAACATAATCGCAGGTAATGTCAATTCAAACGTTTATGGAGTTACAGTAAGTGCAAGTGGTAATTTGTATGGTGTAAGTCATCTGGGTACCACAGTATCAGTATCGGGTAACATTACCAGTGCCAATATCAATGCCAACCTATTTGGCACCACAGCTTCAGTATCGGGCAACATAACATCAGCCAATATCATAGCCAATCTATTTGCTACCACTGCTTCAGTATCGGCCAATATCTCAGGTGGCAATTTATCTCTAACTGGCACCAGCCAAGCACCCAGCTACAGCGCATCTGGTAACATCACAGCCGGCAACATAGCCACAGGTGGTGGTTTGAGTGTGGCAGGATCAACAACCTTAAACGGCAACGTGATCATGGCGGCCAACGTGGCCATCCAAGGTAACTTGACTGTGGTTGGTAATGTTACCTTCAGCAATGCCACAGTGATCACAACCAATGATCTTAATCTTGAGCTGGCCAACAACCAGACCACACAGGCCGGTATCAACGGTGCTGGTTTGTATTTAGGTAATAGTGCTGGTACACCAGTAGTGACCTGGACATTCAGCAGTGGCAACACACAGTGGCAAAGCAACGTGGGCATTGGCCCTACCTCTAACAGTGCCTTTAACCTGGGTACTGCCAGTTACTACTGGAACAATATCTATGTGGCCACGGTAATTGGTACCACAGTTAGTGTAGTAGGAAATATTACTAGTGGCAACCTTTCTACCGGAAATATAGCCGGAGGTAATCTTGCTATTACCGGTGTGGCCAATGCTGTGAGTCACATTGGTTCTGTAGTTTCAGTAACCGGCAACGTGTCTGGTGCCAATCTCAACGGTAACCTGTATGCCACTACAGCTAGTGTATCGGGCAACATAACAGCTGGCAATGTCACAGCCAGTGGCAATATCACTGCAGCCAACATCAACGCTAACTTGTTTGCCACTACAGCTTCAGTATCAGCCAATATCTTGGCCGGTAATGTCAGCGTAGGCAGTAACGTCACTGTGACCAATACGATAAGCGCGGCCAGCTACATTGGTTCTGTAGTGTCAGTAACCGGTAACATCACATCAGCCAATATCAATGCTAACCTGTATGCTACTACCGCATCCGTATCCGGCAACATCACAGCAGGTAATGTAAACTCCAACGTGTATGGCGTCACAGTCAGTGCTTCGGGCAACTTATATGGCGTCAGCGTCCTGGCCACAACCATCAGTGCTGGCGGCAATATCACTGCCACTGGCAACATTGGCGCCGGTCAATACTTACTGGGCAACATCTGGTACGCCACCGGCTACGATGACAATTATATTTTCAACGGTACCAGCAATATTGCCATTCCAACTTCGGGCGGCAATGCCACAGCCAACATTGGTGGCACAGCAAACGTAATGGTATTGGCCTCCACTGGCCAATACATCACGGGCTTATTGAGTGTAACTGGCAACGTGACTGCTGGTAATCTTTCCTTGGCAGGCAATAGCCAAGCGCCCAGCTACAGTGCATCTGGCAATATCACAGCTGGAAACTTGATCACTAGTGGTAATGTCAGTGTAGGCGGCAACGTTAGTATTGGTGGCAACATAACATCACAGTTGAATGTGACCGGCAACATTGCTGTTTCAAATATTACGGCAAGTGGTACTGTCACTGTCACAGGAAATGTTTTTGGTGGCAACATACTGACCCCTGGAACTGTGAGCGCGGCCAGCCACATTGGGTCTGTCATTTCGGTAACCGGCAACATCACATCAGCCAATATCAATGCCAATCTATTTGGTACCACAGCTTCGGTATCGGCCAATATCTCAGGTGGCAACTTATCTCTAACTGGCACCAGTCAAGCACCCAGCCACATTGGGTCTGTCATTTCGGTAACCGGCAACATCACTGGTGGCAATGTCAGTGTAGCAGGACAAATAATTGTAGCCAGTGCGCCTGGCAACGTGATCAGCACCACTGGTAATATTTCGGTCAGTTATCTGTATGGTAACGGTGCTTACATAACTGGCATCACCGGTGGCGGTGGTGGCGGCGTATCCAACGGTGCTACCAACATTAGTGTACCGGTAGCTTCGGGCAATATCACCTTCAACATAGGCGGCTACAGCAATACCGCGGTCATGAGCGGCGGAACCATAACTTATCAGGGTGGTTTTGCTACACCTAAGGCTCTGGGCAGTGGCTCTGCTGGCAACGTTTCAATTGGCGGTAACGTGAATGCTGTGCTGGTAGGCCCTATAGTAATAGCCGACGGGTACAATATGAATGTGACCACAGGATCTACAGCGTATGTGTACGGTGCCTTGTTAAATAACTAAATACTCACGGTAAAAAGGACAACAAAATATGGCACTCACACTAGACGGAATAACAGGCGTATCAACCACAGGTAATTTGCTGGCAGCTGGCAATGTTTCAGTATCTGGAAACATTTATTTTGGCAATGCCATTGCCAATCTCACAATCAACAACAATTTGAGTATTGCTGGTAATGTAGTAGCTACTGGTTTTTATGCGTCCAACGTTGTCCCTGGTATTTCTGCTGTAGGCAATATCATTGGCGGCAATGCTAGGACAGGAGCAGGTACCTTAACCACAGGCAACATTATCAATAACAATACTAGTGGTGTAGGCAATATTGGTACCACAGCCAATCCTTTTAACTATGCCTTCATCCAATCTACAAGTGCATGGTATGCTGACTTGGCTGAGATGTATCAGGCTGATGCAAACTACGTCCCTGGCACAGTACTAACACATGGTGGTGCCAAAGAGGTCACAATCAGTAACAGCAGCCACACTACCAATATTGCTGGTGTAGTTAGTACCAATCCTAGCTATCTAATGAACAACGGTCTATCTGGAGAAACTGATGTCAAATTGGCCTTGGTTGGACGAGTTCCTTGTCAAGTGGTTGGGACCATACACAAAGGCGACAGTTTAGTTGCTAGCCATATTCCTGGAGTGGCTACCTGTTTAGATCCTACACAGTATCAACTAGGCTGTGTGATCGGCAAGGCTGTTGAGGAATACAATTCAGATCAACCTGGAGTGATAGAAGTAGCAGTTGGGTCATTCTAATGACACCGCAGTATCGTCAAGACTATGTTGGTGAATTCGTTATAACTAACAGCACCTGGGCTGGCGGCCGCAAAGAACAAAAACGCGAGTGGATCGCAAATCCCATAGAGAATCATCATATTTCAGGTCGGGCTGCCTGTATAGGAAATCCTTGCGATCGGTCACAATTTGATTACACACGCCTACAACGTCACCGCGGTGGGTTACTGGGTTCAAAAAAACTACAAACCTATGGTCTAAGTTTTGCTGCAGCAGACATGCGACTTGACTTTGTGGTTGAATCAAATGCCGAACAGTTGACCATACTCAAGGATGCCGGATATGTTGACAACAACACTGTGTACACCAGTGCCAGAAACTGCTTGACCAATCCGGGTGAGTTTTATCTTATCCCCAGTAATCCCAAGTTACTAGACATAGCTACCATCCTGTATCTGGCCGCATTTGATGGACACAACGAAGTATTCATGATAGGTTACAACAAAGAAACGCCGGTAGACAATCCAAACTGGATCTTCCAAGTGGCTTCAGTGATACAGGCCTACACAGACACCAAGTTTGTCATGGTAGGAGTTCCTACCAACATGCCAGAAGAATGGTTTGCAACTCCTAATGCGTCAGCCATGACCTACCGCGATTGGATCAGTTACTGCGACGTTTGAAACTGCTGTTCAATCGTAGCAATTTTATCCTGCACCGCTTCAAAATTCACAGTGCTCCATAAACCCGGATGCATAGGTTTTGGCCATGTGCCTGAATTTATCCAGGCCCAACCCGTGTGCTCGTGATTCAATACCGGTACAAACTCTCGCGCTACACTACAAAAAAATGTATGATAGGCAAATCCAGCATCTACAGTGGTAAATTTTTCCAAGGGTACTAGACGCAGGTATTCAGGCATGGCGCCTAGTTCTTCTTTGCACTCGCGTTCAATGGCCTGCATGATGGTTTCGCCTGATTCCATGCGGCCACCCGGAAGTCCCCAGGTACCTGGATGTTTGGGATCGTTGCGCATGAGATAAAGATACCGCCGGGTATCTACACTGTAAAACCAAACTCCTACAGCGTTTACAGCACTAGAGTCCATAGACCTCCTGTATAAAGTCCTTGATAGCTCTTGACCCAGGCTGAACCGGTCCAACGATACTGAATGCTAGTGGTGATATTGGTCACGTATTGATTATTGTTAGGGCTTGATGTGCTGTCAAAGCTGACTACCCATCTAGAGCCGTCGTATTCAACAATGTCATTGGCCGCAGCCACGAGAGGTTGTCCTTCAGAACCGGCCCAGGCTGTGGGTGCTGTGCCCTCGTAGCTTCCAGTTGCTTCGGTCAATAGATACCTGGTTCCTACAGTGGGTGATGGAAGTCCAGATCCAGGTCCTGAGATCAGGGGATTGATAACCGCATCAACCGGCGCCAGGGTATTCCCAGGAACACTGTCAACGTTGATATTGAACAATAAAAATCTATCATCAGTGGGATCATAGGCCACGGTGCCCATTACTGTGGTGCCGTCGGGTTGTTCTAAACTGATGTAACTGATGCCGGGTCTCAAGGTACCGTACATGCCTATTACCGAATGCCATAAAAGATTGCTGGCCGGACTAGCAGGAGGTGCAAGATCAGTTGCTGGTTCGGTCAATTGATTCTGGGCCAAAACCTGTAGAGTGTCATTGATCAACAGGACCTGATAGCCAAACGGTGTAAAGGCCTGTCGAGTGCCCAACAGGAGATCATTGTCCATGATGGCCGCCGATGCATCGCCATTGGCATCAAATATACTGGCCACGATACGCTCGACCACACCCAATTTTTTAACCTTGGCCGGACTGCTGATCCACATGGGCAGTTTGAATCGTAAGGTAGCTATATCTATGGGATTTTCAGTGCCACTGGCACCCACTGTGCGACTGCTCCAGGTTATGTCCTCCAGGTACACAGTGCTGAGACTGGTCCAGTCTATGTAGTTGTCGGTGCTTTGTATTTCTAGACTAGGATTGAACAGGACCAAGATCTGTTCTAGCAGTTGCATTTTTTCGTTGGTGTTTGAAGTCCATATGTCTAGATTTATAGTCATCATGAACGGCACCGGCATGAGTCGATCAATGGTAAACGCATTACCCTGCGTGGTTTCGTAAGTGTCAGTGGCACCGTCATAGGTCCTTTGGCGAACTGCTATGGTACTCACAAAGTTTGGTTCCTGTATCATATCACGATTGTATTTCAAATCCGTAATGTAAAATGTCATCAAGGGTGTGCTTGGCAATTCATTGGCACTGTTTTGCTGTATCACGGTCTGTGCCTGACGACTTGAATCTCCATAGCGCACTGGTACACGCACCAAGGTATCATTTTTGCCGGCTTGATTTTGTCCGTACTCTACTTGAAAGTTTGAAAAGATCCTGGCAAACTGTAGCAAGAAACGACGTATCTGTTCATCGTAAAAATATGGAGTGACAGCCATGTGTTATTGTCCTGGGGGTCTTGGGTTGGCAGGTGTGATATTGCCACCTTGGTCGCCGTTGTCGGCCAAGGGCTGTAGGATTTGACTGAGACTCTGGCGACTTGGTATGTTGCCTTGATCGGTAGTGGCCACAGTGTAG